TCAATAAGTTCTGGTTTAGCTTTAATGGCTTGTAATAAAAACCTTTATAAACCAATACAAGAAAGAAAAATAAAATCAATTAACCTTGGTATTAAAAAATATGATAATCAAGGAGTGAGATCTCAAATAATTTAAAGATGATTAAAAAAGGTATTAAAACCTCTTTTCCTAGCCAAGCTGTTAGTGATGAAGAAAAGATGAGTGCCGAGTACGGTGCAAAAGTTGGTTCAGCTATTGAGCATGAGTGGTTTAGTAATAACGAAAACTCTAATCGATACACTACTTTTAAAGAATCTTTTCACTCATTAAGATTATACGCAAGAGGTGAACAGTCTATTAAAAAGTATAAAGATGAATTATCTATAAATGGTGATTTATCATATCTTAATTTAGACTGGAAGCCTGTACCTATTATACCTAAATTTGTAGATATAGTTGTAAATGGTATGGCTGATAGATCATATGATATTAAAGCATACTCGCAAGATCCAGCTGCTATAAAAGAAAGAACTGATTATGTTCAAAATATAGTAGCTGATATGCAAGCTAAAAACTTTAATGATGAAGTAGCTAATTCTTTTGGTATGAGTTTATATAAAACTGATCAATCAAAACTACCTCAATCAAATGAAGAACTACAGCTTCACATGCAGCTTGATTACAAACAAAGTATTGAAATAGCAGAAGAAGAAGCTATTAATAGTGTGTTTGAAGCAAATAAATACGATTACGTATCTAAACGAGTTAATCAAGATTTAGTTACTATAGGTATTGGTGCTACAAAAAATTCATTTAATAAATCAGAAGGTATTAAAATAGAATACGTTGATCCAGCTGATCTAGTTTACTCTTACACAGACTCACCTTATTTTGATGATATATATTATGTTGGTGAAGTAAAACAAGTATATGCAAACGAATTAAAAAAACAGTTTCCAGAAATAACTGATGAAGATATAGAAAGATATAGAGGTTATTCAACTGCTTATAGAAAAAGAACCATAGTAAATAAAAAAGGTGACGATAGCAATACAATAAGTGTTTTATATTTTGAATATAAAACTTATATGAGTGAAGTTTATAAAGTAAAAAACACAGCTACAGGTGGACAAAGAGCTATTAAAAAAGACAGTGGTTTTAATCCACCTAAAAACGAAGACTTTGAAAAAGTTGAAAGAGTTATAGAAGTTATATATGAAGGTGCTAAAATATTAGGTAGTGGTTCAGATAAGCTTTTAAAATGGGAGTTAAAGAAAAATATGATACGACCAAAGTCAGACACTACAAAAGCTGTTATGAGTTATAGTATGTGCGCGCCCCGTATGTACGAAGGTCGTATTGAAAGTTTAGTGAGCCGTATAACTGGTTTTGCAGATATGATACAGCTTACGCATTTAAAACTTCAACAAGTAATGGCTAAGATGGTGCCAGATGGTGTTTATTTAGACGCAGATGCTTTAGCCGAAATAGATTTAGGTAACGGTACTAATTATAATCCACAAGAAGCTTTAAACATGTATTTCCAAACTGGTAGTGTTATTGGTAGATCAATGACTCAAGATGGTGATATGAATAGAGGTATAAGACCAGTAACTGAAATAAATTCTAGCACTAAAGGCGGTAAAATACAAAGTTTAATACAGACTTATAACTATTATCTTCAAATGATGCGTGATGTTACCGGACTTAATGAAGCTAGAGATGGTAGCATGCCAGATAAAAATGCATTAGTAGGTATACAAAAACTAGCTGCAGCAAATAGTAATACAGCAACTAGACATATATTACAAGGTAGTTTATACATAACTTTATCACTTGCAGAGTGTATTGCTATGAGAATATCTGATGTTATAGAATATTCACCAACAAAAGAAGCGTTTATAAAATCTTTAGGTAAATTTAATGTTGGCACGTTAGAAGAAATGGCTAGTTTACATTTACATGATTTTGGTATATTCTTAGAACTAGCACCTGATGAAGAAGAAAAAGCTAGATTAGAAAATAATATACAAATAGCTTTACAACAAAATAGTATAAATTTAGAAGATGCTATTGATATACGTGAAGTTAGAAATATAAAATTAGCTAATCAATTATTAAAAATAAGAAGAAAAGCTAAACAAGCTATTGATCAACAAATAGCACAACAAAATATACAAGCTCAAGCTCAAGCTAATGCAGCTGCTTCTGAAAGAGCAACTGCTGCTGAAATGCAAAAACAACAAGCTTTAAACCAAAGTAAAGCTCAAATGGAACAAGTTAAAGCTCAGCTTGAGATGCAAAAATTAGAAAGAGAAGCACAGCTTAAAAAAGAATTAATGCAAATTGAGTTTGAAATGAATATGCAGTTAAGAAAAGCTGAAGCAGATGTATTAAAACAAAGAGAAAAACAAAAAGAAGATCGTAAAGACGAAAGAACTAAGATACAAGCAACTCAACAAAGTGAGTTAATTGATCAAAGAAAAAAAGACACAGGACCTAAAAGTTTTGAATCAGCTGGATTTGACAACTTAGATGGTTTTGGCCTAGAACAATTTGATCCTAGGTAATTTACTAATTATATAATATTATATCATGGAAAACACTGAAAAACAAGAAAATGTTATTCAAGAAGTAAAAACAGTAGAAACACCTGTAAAAGCTTCTAATGAAGAACAAAAACAAGAGGAGCCTAAAGTTCAAGCTAGAATAGTTGAGCAAGAAGGTGGTAATTTTAAAATCAAATTAAAAAAGAAAAATGAGCCCGTTCAAGAGCAAAGCACAGATGAAGTTTCTGTTCGCGACGAATCCGACGTTAGCAAAGAAGTTTCTGAAGAAAACAAGCAAGAGGAAGTTGAAAAGCCTACCGAAGAAATTAAAGAAGAAGAGGTAGTTCTTGAAGAGGTAAAAGAAGAAGAAGAAGTACAACAAGAAGAAGTTGTAGAAGAAAAAATTGAAGAACCTGTAACGCAAGTACAACCTGAACCGCAAGTGGTTGTACCAGAAAACTTAAAAGATTTAGTTAAGTTTATGGAAGATACAGGTGGAAGTCTAGAAGATTATGCTAGATTAAACGCGGATTATTCTAATATAGACGACAATGCTTTATTATTAGAATATTATAAAACGACTAAGCCTCATTTAAATATGGAAGAAATAAACTTCTTAATTGAAGATACATTTCAGTTTGATGAGGAAATTGATGAGCCAAGAGATATTAAAAAGAAAAAATTGGCTTTCAAAGAAGAAATTGTAAAAGCTCGAAAGCATCTTACTGGCCTAAAGGATCAGTATTACAAAGAAGTCAAGTTGGGTTCTAAGTTGACCAGCGAGCAGAAAGAGGCAGTAGAATTTTACAATACATACAAACAAGAACAAGCCACTAATAGTGAGATTCAAAAACAACAGCTAGAACGTTTTCAAAAATCTACTGACTCTGTATTCAATAATAATTTCAAAGGTTTTGACTTTAACGTTGGAGAAAAAACTTATAGATACAATATTAAAGATGTTCAAGTTGTTAAAGAGTATCAAAGCGATATATCTAATTTCGTAAGAGAGTTTCTTGACGATAAAAATATGATGCAAGATGCAAAAGGGTATCACAAAGCTTTATATGCTGGTAAAAACATTGATAAAATTGTTAAACATTTTTATGATCAAGGTAAAGCAGACGCTATAAAGGAAACAAGTATGAATGCAAAAAACATTGATATGTCTCCAAGAACTGCTGCGCCTGTTGTTGATGCTGGTGGTAGAAAGTTTAGAGTATTAAGTGGTGATGATAGTTCTAGTTTGAAATTTAAAATTAGAAATAAATAACAACTTAAAATTTAAACAAAATGGGATTTAATACGTCTTTAGGTTTAGGTGGTAGTTACTCATTAACTGGGTCACCATCACAAACTGTAAGCGACAACAATTATCTTGATTTAGCTAATACAGCTAACCAAGGTTGGGCGCAACAATACCTACCAGAATTGTACGAGCAAGAGATCGAAAGATACGGAAACCGTACAATTAACGGATTTTTGGCAATGGTAGGGGCAGAAATGCCTATGTCATCCGATCAGGTAGTATGGTCTGAGCAAAACAGATTACATATTGCTTATAAAAACAAGTCAGGTAACGAAACTGCAACTGTTAATTCAAGTACTAACGTAGTAACATTAGGTAGTGATTACACTAACTCTGTAAGAGTAGGTGCTCAAATTATTATTACTGATTCTGCTTCAGGACTTAAAACAGCTGTTTGTAGAG